AACGTCTCTATGGTGGTTCACAATTTCTTGCACAGTTTGTGGATGATTTTTCACAAAAGTTTGTCGACAAAGTTTTTAATCGTGCAAGTGATTTTGATGTGGATGCATTGATTGCTCGCACTCGGCTTATGTTTCTTTTTCGACAGTCTGCTAAACCCGGTGGTGTTGATCGTCTCTCTGAAGACCAGCTGATGCGTTTGTACGATTGCAACAGACATATTACTTCCTCTGATCTCATTATGAAAAACCAGAACAAGCTTGAAGATCCTTTCGCCGAATCCGCTTCGCGTAAATTTAAAGGCGGGCAGCCCATCAACGGCCTAAATCGGTTTTTGCCCCTCATTAATGGAGAAATTCCTCGTTTGTTCTCAGAAATTTTGAAAGGTTGTACAAAACCGGAGTTCTCTTTCTGCTGTGTCGCTGGTTACAAACCTGAACAATTGGATTATTTCTCTACTAAGCACTTGTTCAAGTCGAAATTTTTTGGCGAATGTGATGTTTCTTCTATGGACACCGTTTATGATTCGACTATTTACAGCATCATTTTGCGCATCTTCACTCTCTTCCTTGAAAAATTGGGCGTCTCTGCTGATTTCGACTTGTGGGAACACATCTCGTTCTATGTTCAAGAATGGCAGACTGCTTCTCGTGATGGAAAGATTCGTGCCCGTGCGCACTTTATGATGAGTTCTGGCATTTCCTGGACGCTTTTGTTCAACACTGTTGCCTCTGCCATCTTCGCCTTTCTGTTTTACGGTTTCGATAATGTTGAGTCAGGCGCCTTTTTGGGTGACGATTCTGTTACTGGTTTGAAAGTTGCTTCTCCTCAAGGTCAAGCTTTGTGGTTTTTCCGTTACCATGAAATTAAAATCAAAGACGCTACCACTGATTCATTTCCTGTGTTTTGTCACCGTATCTTGACTCCTTTTGGAACTTTTCCAATTGTTTCCCGAATTGCTGCCAAGTTACTCATTAAAGTTGTACCCGCGAATCGTTTCTCTTCCAGTGTTTTTTCAGAATTTCTGATTGGTTGGAAGGAAACTCTCAAGACATCTATTGATATCGAAGTTTTCCCCGCTTTTGTGCACGCAAATGTTGTCTATCATCGTCGTGTTTCGTCAAGAATAAGTTCCGATGTTATTGTTTATTTGTGCCAATTGATTTCCGGCGTCTTCACTTGTAAGAATTCGAAGATTGCCAAGAGCCTTCAAAAAATCTCCATCACTTGGATCTGACTATCAGATTCAAGTTCCAGAATTAGTTACTTTAATTCTGATTTGAAGTACCACACGTATTTTAACTCTCTCTCAAGTTTTATTAAAATGTTTAAAGAAAAAGAAAAAGATGAAAAAATTTTGTTGAATAAGATGAAATTAAAGTTTGAAGAATCCTCCGGTAATGAAGAAGTCTCCAAGAGAATATTGCCAGGTTTGCCAAGAAAGGATTTTCGATTATTTGAAGGTTTGTATTGTGTTCCATCATTGTTTTCTCGCTTTGGTGTTGAGGTTCCGAATATTGTTTATGATTATTCAGCTCTGTTAGATCTATGTCTTGATAGAGGATTTAACATTTTCCTTGCTGACTCAGATTCCACATATTTAATCACTTCCGAGTTCGATCGCACTTTTAAATTAGTCATTAACGATCGCCATAATCATGCTATTTCTATGTGTCTTTTCGAACCTATGCCTTTCCGTCAGGATCTGTTTCTTGATGATCTTGCACTTGCAATGCCGAAAAGAAGGAACCGTAAAAGTAAGAAAGTTGTCGAAAAGGTCGAGAAAGTTGTTGTTAAGAAAGAAAAACCTAAAATTGTTGAAACGAAGATTGTTGAAAGAAATCATCGCCGTGCAAATCGTAAAGAGATGAAGATCCCGAAAGATAGACGCATGAAGATTGTTAGACCCGTTGTTGTTGAGAGTGACCCTCGCATGAAATTGCAGAGTGCTTTGTTGCGACGTATTTCCAACCAAGTTGTCAACCCCATTAACGCTCGTGAATTGCAAAGATTCCCCGATGGGAATAGTTCCGCCACTGGTATCTTAAAAGGGTTCCAGAATTTAATCGTTAAACCTTTCCAGGCTGGTAATTTGTATTACATGAGTGTTTTGCACCCCGGTCAATTTTGGAATCAAGTCATGACTGCAACCACCCCTTTTTCGAATGGTCCTGTTGCGTATCCACTTTGCGAACTCGTCAACAATGGTGAGCAATTATTTGATCACAACATGAATGGTAACGGTCGTGGCACTGTCACTTTGTCCCCATTGAATCCCCCCGCGATTGACGCTTCTTGGGTGATACCTTTGCATGGTGGCCTCGCTTCCACACCTG